GCGACCGGCTTGCAGATCAAAGTCGGACAGACGCTCACCCTCGACTTCACCCTCCAGGACGGAACGCAGCGCAGCGGTCTCAACGGGACACGGAAGTTCGTCGTGCTCTCGACTGAAGATGTAAAACAGCGGGAAGAAGTGAAAGTGGAGGTGTGGGGATGAAAATCTTGGGTCTTCCGAATCATGCCGTTCAGTCGTATGCAACGCTTGACGCCAGCTCCTTCGCCGGCCTGTTTCCTCCTCAATTCGAGCCTGAGTTGGTCTTGAACGAGGAGCCATCAGAACGTACCCGTTTCACACTGCTGGACCCCTACCACACACAGCTTGCATTGGGCACCTCCGGCTTGCTCAGTCTATTCCATGGTTTCGCCATCATCAACCACAATATTAACGATGGCGGACAGTTCCGAATTCTGGGGTCAATTCTCGGCCCTTCTCTTCATCTTCCTACGCGGGCGGCGCCGACGAGCATTTCTAACGCCACCAACATTTCTGGGAGTGTCTCCGATGTTGATGAAGCGATCGACACACCGGATGGGCTTTCTATCACACCGACAGTAACATCCGACTCCTGGGGCTTCACGTGCGACTTTCCTACGCCGGGGGGTACTCTCGGATCTATAGCTGACGCTCTCTGTTTCGTCGTGCGGGCTCGCAGAGCCTTCTCTGGGGCAGGTGCCACCGCTCCCCAGACTTATCCTTCCCTAAGCATTAAGCTCACAGAGGGCGGTTCACTGATCAGATCCTTGGGTTATCGAGCCGTCACTGAAACGGCAGCGGGAGGACAGATCCTGATTTTCCCGTTTAGTAAGTCAGAGCTTGCGGACCCCACTGGAGCGGGCATACAGGCAGAGATTGACGGAAGTGTGGGGCTTAGCGCGAGTGGGCATCAGTATATCGCTCTCGAAACTGTATCATTCTACTGGGAAAGTGGTTTCGCAGGATTTGATTCAGGATGGATTACTGTAGACAATGGAGACGACCGACCGGCGCCGCTACAGCCCTCTCGTTCATCCCACTACTTTCCGGATACTGCCTGGACAGCCTTAGATGGCATCACTCTTCTTATCAGGTCTGATCAGACTAGGCACGATCCACCAAAGACCCAGGGGTCGGTGATTCCTGTCGGAGCTATTGCTCCAGCAAAGACCGTCATTGACATCGGGGTTTTCTGTGCTGGAGAGGGAATCACCCTGGGGCGCGGAATTAAAAAAGGCTCGGGGCCTCTTGCAGGACCCGAAACCGTTGCATTCGATAGCTCTACGATCGCCGGTCAACCTTATGGCGCTGATTCGTATCGGTTCCGGTCCACTGACCCGATCGAGGTTTTAGTCACTCGGGACGAGGCTTTGTTTTTACAGGATCAATTGGCCTATCGGCGTGGTCAATTTGGAGCGTTCTACGTTGTCTTGGAGCCTGACATTGCAACCTATTATCAGCTTATGTCGTCCTTTTGGGCTCGGCTGAAAAGTCTATCCCGTCCGCACCCGCTGGGCCGCTACCGTGCGGACGGGCAAATGCTTCACTCGATGGAAGTGCAGTTTACAGAGAGGCTCTGAAGCATCAGGTACAGGGTGCCATGGAGTGGACGAAGAGTTCGGTCCCTGGTCCGAGCCGCCCGACGTGGCCGACCCCGCAGACCGTATCTGTCTCCTCGTACACTTCGCATTCCTCCGGATCGATCCAGGGCATCTGGCAGATTAGGGATATTGAGGGTGGCAGAGAGTCAATTTCAAGCGCAAACCAAGGCGGACCGAGACCCGATTCCGTATCCGTCACTGTTCCCTTGAAAGTGGTGGTGGAGAGCCTCGTCAGGTAGCCTGTCAAATCAATGACGACATCCGTGGCCTGACTCGAGAGAACGCGTAAGCCCCAAGAGGGCGGATCGTATGCCGAGGTCGTTTCATCATCGACGGACAGCCAGCTGAGAGCCCCAGTAGTCACCACCGTCTCTCCCGCATTGTAAGTCACAACAGCGGTATCCGGCGCCAAGTTCGTCCCGTAAACCTTCGCGAAGCCGATGCCGGCCGGAGACACGACGGTGAGGTTGTACACGACTCCCGTAGCAGTTTCTGGCACCAAGCACTCCCCGCGGACATCCACCGACAGCGCCGTATTCGCGGCGATCGGGTCTCCTGGCCGAGTGTCCAGCAGCCGGCATGCTGCGATTGGAACCACTTCGTCGGCTGACGAGCTGACCGCCCCCGCGGTCAGAAAACACACACCCATCACGATTAGACGGTACTTGTTCATGAACCCTCCCCTTGGGTTAGAAGACGGGGGCCGGTAATCGACCCCTTACTGCTTGAGTTGCTGCTATGACGCGGTTTGTTTACTGCTCTGCGTAACCAATGGTGCCTGCGACAGACAAAGCGGGACAGGTTCTTACGGGTCAGAACGGCGGACAGCTGCGGGAGATCAGATCCTTCGAATTGCAGCCGGAGCACGTCGACGGACAGGGATCGTCGCCGATCGGCCCATTCAGGCCATCCAGGCGGGCCAGGGTCTCGCGGGAGAGACGGAGCTTCTCCTTCATGGTGATTGCATCTTTCGAAGAGGGAAAAAGGCGGCCCGGGTAACGTTTTGAGAGGGAACCCCGGGCCGCATGAAGCCTTCCGCCGACCACACGCCGGCAGTAAGGCGGGCTACCTACAGATTGCCCGATCGTGGCGTCTCGGGCTCGCCTGGGGCGATCGGCGGGTTCTGCGGCTGCGTGGGCTGAGACGGCGAGGACGGCGTCTGCGGGGTCGTGGTCGGCTGGCTCGGATAGCTCTCGTCGGACATCTCGTCTCCTCTCGTTGTGCGCCGGGCACCTGCCGCGACGCGGTTGTGATCATCAGGGTCGTTGATTCTACTGGCCCTCGGCGGCTGCGCGGATGTACTCGGCGAGAGCGAGCACTTTCTCCAGCTCGGTGGCGAGGATGGCCAAGCGGCGCTGTTCCTCGCTCCGGTCTCCCGTCCGGAGGGAACCAACGTTTCCCCGCGCCTGCTGAAGCAGAACGAGCACCTTCTCCAATTCAATGGCGAATCTCTCGGCGTCTTCCATATCCTCTCCTTTAGATCAAGGCATGCTGTACTCGATCAAGGCTCGGCGGCTCCGAGCGTCTCGGCGCGCTGATCGTCGGCTGAGCGCCGTCGAGCTCCGCAGGATGGCCCGGACCACCTCGGGATGGAGGCGCGTCGCCAAGGCCACCTCGCGGACGGTCCACCATCCACCGCGGGCGAGACAGGCAGCGACTGCCTCCCGGCGGATGGCAATGTCGCAGAGCGGCCTCACCTCGAGCACCGGCGGCAGGCTCGCAGTCGACGGCGGAGAGGGACGTAACTCGATCGACCCCGAGGGGATAACCACCGGCTCCCGTACCGCGACTGGCCGAGGCGGCGGCTCGATCCACCCGGGCGGCCGGAGGCATGCCGGCACCGGGCCCTGCGCGAGGTCCAGCCGGATCTCGTGCTCCCGAAGCTCCGCCCGCGTCATCCGGGCGTGAAGTCGCTGGCCCGTCTGGACGCTGATCATGGATGCGCCACTCCGAAGCGGTCCAGGCGGCTCACCATGACGGCGCTCCGTGCTGTGCGGCAGAATGGCGCCATCGCTTGATGGCCTGCTGAGCGTTGTCTGCGAGAGGACCACTCGCCCCGCAGTACCAACACACGACAGCGAACGACCGCGTCAGAGTCTGGACAACCCGGTGCGTCTGCGGCTGATGTCGCGGGGCAGGCTCCTGCGCGCTCATCCGGCCGCAGAAGGGGCAATCCCAGGGACTCTGGCGGCTCACAGCCCCACCCCCCCAATCCGTCCCTTCACCGGCTGCCACGGCTCACCAGGGCGGGGCTCGATGGCCGGCGGCAGGGTGGTCTCCCGCCGCTCCTCCTTACAGGCCGCGCAGAGGCGGTCTCCGTCGCCGTACACGGGGAACAAGAGGTGGCCGCAGCGCTGGCAGGTCACGACTTGCCCCCCATGTCTGCCTGTTCCAGCGCCAGCCGAGCGATCCGCCGAGCCGAAGCGTACATCTCCCCGCGATGCGCGGCATCATTCGGCCCGGTAGGGTTCGTCAGCCGATCGTCTGGAAGGTTCCCGCCCAAAGCGACGATCGAGCGCAGAGCGGCAATGCACGAAGGGGGCGCCTGTTCAGCCTCCGCCCGCCCCCCGAAGATCTCGCCGAGCCGCTCCAGGAAGGGCTCGGCATCAAGGACATCGTGATGTTTCGTTCGATCCAGTGGGTCGCTATGAACGGTGTACCGCAGCTCCTCCACCAGCGCCACGACCTCCTTCAGCGCCCTGCGATATCCCTCCTCATGCTCGTCCGCGATCCGTTCGCACTTCAGGGCATCTCGGTCCCGGTCGATCGCGTCGGCAAGCCTACTGAACCGACCCGGCAGCGATCCTTGCGGCGGGAGAGACGATTGCTCATAACGTCGACCAAACTCACGCAGCCGATCCCCGAATCGCGGTTCGCTCGAAGGCGGCGGGGGCGGGTTGACCGGCTTGGCCGGCTCACCGCTGGTCGCTCCGCGCGTGATGTCCCACTCCGGGCAGAGACTGTCGGGATCGGGCGGGCCCGCCGGGTTGCCGTAGCCCTCCGCCTCGGCGTCAGCCGGGTCGCCGTCTAGCATGGTGTTGCATTGCTCAGACACGGGCCACCTCCTGCACATCGGGGCTTAGCTCGGTCGCCGTCCGCCACCCGAGCCAGAACCGCTTCGAGAGAGCCTTCGCTACCTGAACGGTCGCCCGGACATCAGCGAGTGCGTCGTGTGCCTCGATGTGCTCGATACCCAGCCACTCGCAAAGGCTGCCGAGCTTGTGGTCCTTCGGCTGCATCGGAGCGATGAAGGAAGCCCACCGAGCCAGGGAGACCGTGTCCAGCGGCTCGAAGCAGGCAGCGGGGCAGAACTCCCCGGCGGTCTTGTACCACGACACCAGGAACGGGCAGTCGAAGCGCTCCACATTGTGGCCGGCGAGGCGGGCCACCGTGTACGTCTTCCCACGGGGCGAGGTCTTCTCCATGGTCGCGTAAGTCCGGAAGAAGGAGGAGAGGAGAGACATCGCGCGGCCTGGAGGGATGGCCTCGGTCATCCAGGTTCCAGCGTCGTAGATGTTTGCCGCCAGCGCTTCCGGCTCGGCCTTCGCGTGATCAAACTGGAGCTTCATCTCCAGCGAGTCGATCTCCCGGAAGGCCCCATCAACCGCAAGGGCAGCAATTTGGATGATCGGATGCCGAAGCGGATCCAGCCCGCCGGTTTCCAGATCGAAAAAGACGATGCGGTCGGCTGGCTTCATGCTCCCTCTCCTTTGATGTCATTGATTTCGAGGTGGACACCGAGCACCTCCGCAATCCGGGTCAGCCTTTCCAGGAGCGCCGTTTCGAGCTCGCGGAAGATCCGGTCCGGGACCGGCTTCCCGCCGAGGTACCGAGCCAGAGTCCGCCGGCTGACGCCCACATCCTCCTGCATGGCGGTCTGCCAACGAGAGCCCCAGAGAAGCTCGGCGTGCTGGCGGAGGCGGTCACGGTCGGTCATGATCTGGCCTCGGTGAGATGGCTCGCGTACCGCGTCAGTACCCGCGCAAGCCTCTCTGCCAATGCCTCGGGTGCTACAGTCTTCCATTGCAGGGGGGTCACAAGGATGAAGGCGAAGGCCCGGGCAAAGGTCGCGGTGAGCTTGAAATAGTTGTCGCCGTCCAAATAGTTGTCGCCGTCCTCGACTCCAAAGAAGTCGGGGAGATGATAGGCGGCCGGCCACGCTCGGAGGAGCGCCTGAGCGGTAGACAAATCCTCGGACCGGCATCCGATCCGGACGCCTTCAATGTCGCGGTCGGTCATCTTCCCACCTGCTTCCGGTGCTCACCCTCTTCAATCCGCTCGAGCCAGGCGTAGAAGTCGTCGCGAGTGACCGCTCCGCTATGTCGCTCAATCCTTTGATGCAGGAATTCGGTTACCGCCTCCCGCTCCTCCTGAGCGCCGCCCGTCTTCTCCCCCGCGAGTTCTCGCTCCGCATCCTCCCGAAGCGTCCGGAGGTCGGCTGCCCATTCCCAGCCATCCAGGGCATCCTCGTCGATCTCGAAGGCGGAGGGGTAGGTGTCGACGCGACCGTCCTCCAATGGCTCCAGGAGATCGACGACGCGGCGGAGGATCATGCCATCGCCGACAACAGACAGGCGATCGCCAATAATGTCGGGATCCGCGCGGGTTTCTTCGAGAACCTCTCGCAACGCGATCGCGCATCGCAGAAATGTCGGGATGTCGCCCGTGTTGGCCGTGCTCCAGCGCTGCACCAGCAGCTCGCAGCGGGTGCGGAGATCTCCGGCTGGGGCCGGCCTCGCGTCGCTGTTTCGATGTTCCCAGCATCGCCCACCAACCGAGCGCTGGCAGCAGAGACCGCCCGGGTAATCGCCGAAGTCTTGCTGGCTCATTCCCTTACCCTCCTCCACCGGCCGACAGGCCGCTGCTCGACATGGCAGTACTCCAAAGGAGGCAGCGTGCCCATTGCGTCCTCGAGTCGCTCCTTCTCGCTCGCCTGAATCTCCTCAGCAAGCCAGCGCGGACCGATAACGATCGATATCCGCTTCCTCCCTTCCCGCTTCGAAACCACTCGGTACTCATGCTGGCAGTTCATCGCGTCCTCCCGCCAGAACCCCGAACGATTCCCGCCGCCTGATCCGCCATCACCAACCCGCGCGTGTGGAGGTGCGAGGCGGCGAGCCAGAACCACTCCTGCGCGAGCCGGTCGGCTGGAGGTCGTATCTCGCCCTCCTCCTCCAGGGCTCGCAGAATCTTGGCTTCGAGGCCAGGTAAGCGGGTCATACCCATTCTCCCTGGGGCTCGTATTGAGTCGCTCGCTCCGTCCAATAAGCCTCGGCCTTGAGGCGGAACTCTGGATCATCAAATTGCGGAAACGTCAAGGAAGTTGCCGGACACCGACGACCCGGTATAAAAACCCGATACTGGTGCGGCGGACCGCTATGATCCCCCTCGGGCCGAAGACAGTGAATGCACCGCGCCACTTTGAAGGTGGCGACCCTATCTGGAGCGCTCACCGTTCACCGCCTTCCCGCGTCGGCAGCGGAGCCCAGAAGGCGACATCGACTTTCGCCGCCCGGTATCCCTCAAGGTCAGGCTCGAAGAAGCCTCGCTCGGGCCACCAAGGCTCGAAGGCGGCTGCGTGCCACTCCCCCAGGAAGCTCTGCGGATCGTCAGCTCCCCAGCAGAGCACGAGTTCCAGATTCTCGGGCTCCCGTTCCTCCAGGGTGAAGAGGCGAAGCTCGATGACATTCGGTAAACGGTATCGCCGCCGCTCCCAGCAGCGGTCGCACAGCTTCGTCCCGGTCATGCGGGTAGGGCGGGAGCAGGCGGTGCAGTGAGTCCAGGCGTCACCCTCGCGGGGATCGGAGGCGACAGCCCCCATCTGCTTCGCCCAGACTCCAGCGGTCGCAGCGCTCCACGGCGGTAGCATGATGTCGGTCATAGCAACCTCCCGGACCTCTTATTGTCGCCCACACCCGGGCACTCCCGGCATCCAGACGGCTGGATGGCAGGGAAGCGGCTCATAAATGAAGCTCCAGCAGAGACCGCGTGCGCTCGCTTTCGATCCATTTGTTCGCGCCTTCTACATCCCCCGCCCTCAGGTGGTTTCTCAATTGAGTCAAAATGACCGCAAGCTCACTCCCGCTCAGTAGACGGCGCACCTCCTGTAACTCATCCAGCAGTTCGGCTTCCCGCTGATGAAGTTCTCCTCGCGTGACGCTCATGCCCTCCTCCCGTGCTTCCGCAGCCCGCGGGCCACGAACGGGGCGAGGGCCATTTCCCGACTCATCCGCCGCCGCATTGAGATGACGCGGATGTCCTGCTCCAGGCGCTTCCGGCGGTCGGGATCCGCCATGGTGATCTCGAACTTGCAGCCGCCGCACAGCCGACGGTTCCCGCCATCTCCTTCGCCGCTACAAGGCCCTACATTCGGGCGGAGCTTCAGGCAGCGCGGGCAGATCTCGGCGCTCACGCCCTGCCCCCTTCCGGGTAGCAGAAAGCTCCGATGCAGTGGTCAACGTGGAGGACGATGTCTTCCTTCTTCTCGATCGCCGTCCAGATATCGAGCCCGCGGGCGATGGTCCGATAGCGGCGCCGACCGCTCCCGTCCTTCGCCTCGAAGGCTGCGACCACTTTGTAGGTTGTGCTGGGGTTCTGCTTCGTGTTCACCGTGGTTTCCCTCCGGCTCGCCGGGCCCTATTGCCCTTGCGTGTCTCTATTGTGTGACAGGCCGGGGAGGATGTCAAGCGGAATCTTTGCGTCTGCGCTACCATCTCCTTGATGACTCTCCAGACGGATCGCCGTCAGTGGCTCACCCCCGGCTTCATGAAGGAGGTCGTCGTGGCCGTTCTGATGATCGGCGGGACCATCTGGACCATTCAATCGAAGGTCGATGTCCTGCGCAAGGACAATGACCGCCTCGAGGCCTCGATCGCCGACCTCCGGGGCGACCTCAAGAGCCTCCAGGCCGCCCAGGCTGACGTGATTCGCGCCCAGGAACGCATGGCCGCCCTGATCACCCGCGTGGAGGCTCTGGAGCGCTTCCAGGCTGCCCAGAACGATTACAATACGAACTTCATGTCCTCCATTGCCGTATTGAAGAGAGGTGTCAAATGAGTCGCAAGAATCCGGTCCTTGATGGTCCCTGCTGTCGCTTGGAGCTGTGCTGCGATCCGCCCCGGGCTGCCGAAGCCCTCGCGGCCTACCTGAGCATCCCGAAGGAAGCTGCAGCCGCAGTCTTAGCCGAGCACTATCTCGTCCCGCGAACGCTTGAGCCAGGTCCCGAACCGACGAGCTCCGAGCACTTAGCGTCGGCCAGAAAGCGGCTCGAAGGCTTGCACCGACGTCTGGCGGCGGAGCTGAAGTCAATACTTCTCGGCATGGGTTATGCGTCGCCTAAGGGTACGGGCTAAGTTCTTCCCCCGCCTTCCTGCTCCAGAATCCAGCGCCCGATTTCAGGTCTTCACTTCCTCCGGGATTGGCGGCGGCTCTGACTTGTTGGACCTCGGGGGAGAGGGAAGGGAGGGGCGACCGGCAGGGCCCCACAGCGCCGTTCTCGTGGCGTCCCGTGCTCGTGCTGCGGCGAGCTCCAGGAGTACGTCTTCCCCCTCCCCGGCAAGCTGCTGCGTCTCAACTCCCGGCGTGTCGGCGAGGCGCCGTATGGCCCGCTGGAGATACTCGTCTAGTCGCTCGATGGTCGTGCGGGGAATGCGGGATTGGTCGTCGGTAGGGCGGGGGTCAGGCAAGGGACACCTCCGGCATTTCGCGGACTCGTAGGTCTTCCGGCCATTCGGCAGGATCGCCACCCTTCCGATCCTTGAGACGGATGGACCACATCCCCTGTAGGTCTTCTTTCTTCGTTCCCCACGGCCACATCTCCCCAGAAACCGCGCACCCATCCCAAACAGGCCCAGCGCCGAGCTGCTTGCCGAAGAACGCCACGCCTGCCGCTGCACACTGTTTGCGAATAGAGCGCATCCAGGAGATGTCCATCGGCCGAGCGCTGGGGCCGCTCTCGGCGCCGCAGATAACCCAGGAGATTCCGGAGAGATCGACTGCCCCCAGATCCTCGAGCAGCGGCTCTGCGGATACAAAGCGGACAGCAGCCGGCACCCCCCGAAGATGCCCAACGCGTTCGCCCCACTCCTGACGCCTCTCCGCCGAGACACCGAGCCAGACATTCCTAAGGGGCCATGGCTGAATGGCAGCACGGTCTGTCTCCTCGGCGCCCATCCCCTGGGTTCGGGCATACCAAGCCACGGAGGCGCTCGGCTGCTCTTCGCCGATTTGCCAGTACTTTTTCCCGTCACTTCCGAGCCACGCAAACCAGCTCGGCAACCGCTCCGCCCGCTTCGTCAGAACTTGATGTGTGTGCTGCGGCGTCGCCGCCATCACGCCGAAGCATGCAGCAATATGCTCGTTCGGCACCCACGAACCGAACATATCCGTCATGTCACACCAGAAGTAGGTCGTCGGCGTCCGCCGGCGCAGTACCTCCTTAAGCTTCGAGACATCTAGGAAAGGCTCGACGAGCTCCCGCCCGCGCCCGTGTACGCCGCCGAATGGAGGAAGGCCGCGACGTGACTGAAAGCGGGAGCTATAGCAAAATGTGCATCCGCTCGATACCTTCTCGCAGAAGTGCCCAACCTTCGAGGGGTCGGACTTCAGGCGGGCGCGCAGAGGGTTGATGGTGTGGCCGGTCCATTCGATCGACGTGGCTCCCATCAATGCACCTTCTCTTCGGTGGTCTGGCAGTTGAGCAGAGCCGTCAGCGCCGGCCACACCCGATCGATCTCGCCGCGGGACCGCAGCAGCAAGAGCGACTGAATGACCGCCGCGAGCTCCGCCTCGCCGTCTCGAGCGGCTGCCGCCCGAGCCAGACCCAGCGCCTCGCCCGCGTCGATTTCGACGAGATTGTCCCAGTCGGGTGGGATGGTCTCGCGAGACGGATCATCCGGCTCGGCTCCAGCGCGCCAAGCAGCCACTGCTGCGGCGGCAATTCTTCGAGCACACTCTGAAATGCTCATCCTGGTCTCCTAGTCGAAAAGGGAAAAGGGCTTCGGGCGCCCAGGCGTGGCGGCCTCGCGCGCTTCGGGGTAGGCGCGGACCATGATCCAGCATCCCGGCACATCGCCGTAGAGCTTCGAGGCGGACTGGACCACGATCTGACAGTCGTCCACCCAGGCGATGCCCTTGAGCGCGTCCTCGGTGCTCCGGATCAGCTTCGTGATATCGGGCGTTCCCGTGTGGCCGGTCGGAGCGTTAGGCTTCAAAATCTCGGCTCGTCGGCCCGTGCCGAAATGGTGCTTGGGCCGTGGCATCGTGAACAGGAACTCGGCCTCAAGGGGCCCGGTCAAAGGCGCGGTGAAATGTTCGGCGGCAGCCAGCGCCACCTTGGCCCGCCAGGGGGCGTTGTGCTTCGCGTCCTCAACGATCGCGACCCGCGTCTTCCCGGTCTTCGTCCTCACCACGAAGCCTTTCTTTGAGCCCCCCGGCTGCGGCACGCCGGGGACGAAGAAGCGGACGCCAGCAGTCACGACTCACCTCTGAGGAGGGCTGCGACATAGTCCTCTACCCAGGCGCACCTTCTGTGTGCCCAGTTGAAGCTATCGTACTCAGGCGATCGGGCCGCCTTGAGCGTCCGCGGCCACTCTCCGCGCTGTCCGAAACCAGCCTCGCGCCAAGACCTGACTGCTTGCCACTTCGCTGCCGCCTTCGTGACGCCGAAGCAGATGCACTTCACGCCATCGAGCTCCACGGCGTACGCGACGCGGGCGCTCATTCCGGGATCTCCAGGTAGGAGAACGGCATCCGCCAGACCCACCCATCCCAATCCCGAGGGGTGGAGCTGCGAAACATGTTTATGAAGCCTTCGGGGGTGGTATCGAAGCCCTCCCGGATCACGTCATCCTGCTCGATCGAGACGAGCGGCTCTTTCGTTGCCATGCCGCAGCGACCGATGCAGAGCCCCTGCGCACCCGCCTGCCGGATCTTGTCGACCCCCAGGAAGTAGGCGCCCTCCTTCCACCAGCTCGGCAGCGACACCCGGCGCGTGACGGTCTTCCGCCGCTCCCGGACCGCGTCAGTGGTCAGTGCGAAGGAGAGGCGGGGAAGCCGGGGCAGATAGATCGGTTCCGGACGCGCTTTTTTCTGAAGCGGGAAGGCTGCCGACCATCTTTGATCATGCCGCCAGATCCGCGCTTGGCGCTCCCCGTCAGCTACGCGGAGCACCATGAGGGGAATCGTCCCGCCCGCATCCCTGTCGTCGCCTTCGCAAACGACCATTCCCTCGGGGAGCGCGAGCACCTCCGCCCACGACAGCGGCGGCGAGGTCGACGGTTTGACCTTCCACCAGTCGAAGAGCTCGCGCTCTTCGTGCCCGTCCTCCTCGCCGACGGGGCATCGGGTCAAGGTGTCGTCGGTGTGCCTCACTTCGCCTTCCTCCCCCGCCCGATCGGCGTCGGCGCTGGCGGCTCATCTTCCCCTGGCTCCCGCCCGCCGTCGGTCGGGTGCTGCCGCGCGGCTTCGCGCTTCGCTTCGAGGATCTCATTGAGCGCTCGCCGGTACAGAGCCAGGGTCTCCGCTCCCTCTTCGTACCCCAGCTCACCCCTGTTGATCGGTAGCCCGGTCGCCCGCGATGGCTCTCCGTGGCTGTGGACTCCGACGAGACTGGAGGGGCGGTGGTCTGCCTCCGTGAACCGGCCGGTGATCTTCTCGTCGCCGTGCTCGTTTGAGATGATGAAGTCTCGGTAGTAGAAGACGGGGCCACCCGCCGGGGCGGCGAGGGGCAGGTCTCCCTGCGGGTCCAACACGAGCCCGAGCGCTTCTGTCCAATCCTTGAGCTGCTCAGGCGTCGGTTCGCGGAGCGCTTCGAGCAGATTCTCCTGCCGCTCCTGGTCGCCGAGGCGCCGATGCTGGACGAGCTCGCCCGTGTCGTCCCGGACGAGGAAGGCGTATCCCTCCTTCAGCGCGTAGAGCCAGGAGCACTCCACGTCGCGGTCTGCTATGCCGGTGTCGACAACGGCCGCCAAGGTGTTGGCCTCGTCCTCCAGATGCGCGAGGTATCCCTCCATGGCCTTCTTCTTTTCATTCCAGAGGCCTTTGGCCTCCGCGATCTTCTCCTTCTGCTGACTCATCGCCTCGACAGCTGCAGCCAGCTTCTGGCTTTCGAGCGCTAATTCGCTCGGAGCGAGCTCCGTCGGTAGCTTCCTTGTTTCGGTCTGGATTCGCATCCTACTTCTCCACCCTGGCGACTCGGCCGGCTTCGATGATCGGAATATTCGCCTCGGTGGGCACATAGATGATCTGCTGGATCTTCCCGCTCTCCAGGGCGTTCGCGAAAGCACCGATGAATTCCTGCTGGCGATACTGAGGAAACTGTTGGCTCGCCTTGCCGACAATCGCTATCGCCTGCGCCCGCTTCTCGGCTGCCTCGCGTTCCGCGTCGGCCTGTGTGACCATGATCAGCTTCGAGGAATGAGCGTGCGCCAAGGCGGCCTCTCCAGCCTTCCTCTCGGCATATACATGATACTGAGGACACCCAACCATAAAGCCAGCGGTGATCAGCACCGTCAGGGCACCGATGCTCCAGACCGCAGAGGCGGTAACTATTGGACGGTCTTCGTAGGGCATTTTATTTTCTCCTGGTAATTATAGTCGTCTTCGCGCTTCTCGTTCCTGGTAGGCGGCGAGGTCTCGGAGCCACCGCTGATAGATGTGGGACGCTCGGAGTTCCCTTCCCCGCCTTTCCTCCTCCGCCTCGATCGTTGTGCCGCAGCGACGGTGGCATTCCTCTTTCAGGTGGTGCCACGAAGCCCCGGATACGTCGGCGCACTTCGGCCATGCACCGCCGCTGGGTCCCCGGCGCAAGACCGATGGTCCGGCAGGCATCTTCGAAGATTTCCCGTGTCAGCCCCGGCAGCGTCAGAATCCACAGTGTCGAGTCGCTGCGCTTCTCGGCGATTGCGCGCCCAAGGCCTTCCAAATGGGCCCGGATTTCGTCGTCTCGGGTCATCGCGCATCCTCGGCCGCAGCCAAGACGGCGAGACAGACAGCGCGGCACCAGGGGCCCGAGCCCTCTCCCTGCTGGTTGGTGCTCCTGCCGAAGGTAAGCGTGCTGACGGTAGCCCACGCCGACCAGTGGCTCATTCTTGTCTCAACCTGCCAGCCTCGCTGCGCGGCTTTGGCCATCACCTCAACGGTTTGGGCGGGGTCAGTGAGAGGGGACCAGGGCTCGTGCGTCGACTGCGGATAAAGGCCGCGCCAGATGGTGGGTGGGCTTCCGGGGTCCTGCCCGACGACAAAGGAGCCCCGGGGGATCGGCGCGTAGGGCCATTGCGGCTGTTCCTGCCACCCCATCCAGCGCGCAAGGGCACGGTTGATCTCGTGGTCAGTCATCTTCTCGTCCACCCGAAGAAGAGGGCCCAGCAGTAGCGATCGGATCGGCACTTCGGGCACACCCGCTTGCTGACCCGGTGATAGCCCCCTTCCGTAAATTCATGGCTGCATCTCAAGCAGTGGAACAGCGCCCTCACTTCCCCACCGCCTTCTCCACCGCATGCGGAGTCGCCTTCACCCCTCCGTCCGGCAGGCTTTCGAAGCTATACCGCCAGCCGGGGGTCTCTGGAGGGGTCTGCTCGCCGACCTCCCCAAGGGGGCCGGCTCCGGGATAACCGGGAGGGGTTCCGAGCGCCTCGAAGCACCTCCAGCGCGCCCAGGGCGGGATCGAGCCATCCTGTCCTACCGTGAGCGTGTACGACGTCCCGAGGTCGGCGTTCCTCACCGTGATCCTCTTGCCGTTCTTCGGGGGCATCAGGTGGACCTCGGACAGATGCGGTCCACCGCCGAGCGATTCACTGAGCCGACAGCATCAATTTCCTGCAACAGAGACCGCCGAGTCTCGATTTCCTTGCGACGCAGCTTTCCCACGTCGCTCGCGAGTCTGTGAATTTCTGCCGCGAGACTCTGAAAGAGAGGTTGGCAGGTCCAGTCATGATAGGACTGGAGTACCCCGAATGGAGCCAGGGTGAACCAGTCTCCGTGCTTCCAGATCGTCATCTTCCCGCCGTCGTGTTCGAAATTGGTGACGCAGCCATCCTGCCGTCGCGCCTCTCGAAGCTCCAGGCCCTGAAGCTCTTCGTCTACCCCGCGTCTGTCGATCGTGTCCGCCATTGATTCACCTCCGCTGAAGACCATAGCATCGCGTTGCGCCCATTGCAAGCGTTGCGGTCGTTGCGCGACCGTGCTACGCTCTCCCCGCTCGCCTCCCGGCCTCTCGGCCCCAGGATGGAGCGGGCGGAAAGGTCCAGAATGACCATCAACGACTATGTCGGAAAGCTCACCACGGATGAATGCGTGGACGCCTTCCTCGTCATCTTCGACGCGCTGAGCACGGAGTCGCTGGCCGTGGCGCTCGGGGAGATGACTTGGGGAGATCGCGATCGCCTCCGCGAAGCTCTCGAAGGTCTGGAGTTTGAGGATGAGTGACGCAGAAGAGCCTCTGAAGATCGAACGCCTCACTCGCGGGGATCGGGGGTTCGTCGGATACGGCGAGCCGGTCCACTGCACCTACGGAACCGCAATCGAGGTGTACGAATCCTCCAGTGCTGAAGGGCCGCATATCTGGCTTGCCCTGAGGCAAGATTTAAGGGTATTGCGCAATTTTGCCGCTGGCGAGGCTCACGCCCACCTGTCGGCCGAGCAGGCGCGGCTGGTCATCGCCCGTCTGCAGGCCTTCCTCGACGACATCCCGGAACGGTGGGGGCAGGAGGACGCTGGTGTCTGACGCTCCCGCTCCCCTCGTCATCACCGTCTCGAAGGCAGACCCAACCGGCAAGGAACCCACGGCTGGCGCGGTCCTTCAGATCACCGCCGACCTCCCAAAGCTCAAAGGCGAGCACCCCTATGCGCTCTGGCGAGCACTGAACTTCAGTCAGCACATTCGGGATGCCCAACAAATCGTAACTGCTCTCGCCGCCCTCCCCCAGGGAACGATTGATCAGGTGCTCCTCCTCCTCCTCCAGCAGCGGGCGTCGCTTTTGCGGGTGGCTGGTCCCGTCCCGTCGACCTGCTTGCCCGAAGCCGCGCCGATACAGCCGCACGGTACCGAGGCGCCAGCAGAGGAGCCTCCAACCGCCCAAGTGGTTGATCTCATGGAAGCGCTCAAGGCGAGCCTCGCGGGGGCGAAGCCCCGCAAGGAGTCGGAGTGATCACCCCCGAGCAGCGCCTCGCCCGCCGCCTGTTACCTTATCCGGCACTCCTGTGCCGTTCATGACACCTCCCGAAAGGTTTACCATGACCACAGAACAGAAGGGGCTTTTTCCAAGTACCTCGACCGCTTCCGGCCGCCGCGTCGTTGTCCAAGAGCATTCTCCGGAGGTCGAGGTTGTGACCTCGGAGCCTTCCGCGATGACTCTCTACACCGGCGGGGGCGCCATCTCCCCGCAAGGCGAAGCGCCCCCGGTCGCAGCGCTGGCGATGCTGGAGAATGCCCTCCAGATCACCGAGCGCATGGCCCAAGTGGTGTCGAGCTTGCGGGTCGCTGCAATCAAGATGACAGATCCCGTGGACTGGGTCTTGAGCATGGATAAACAGAAGAACGAAGCGGCCATGCTTACAGCCTCTGGGGCGCAAAAAATTGCCTCATTGTACGGGATTCAGCTTTCTCCCCTGGAGGGCGCAACCCTTGAACCGCAACGGGCACAGATCAACGGGAAGCTCGCTTTCGTCCTGCAGTGCACCGCCTCATCCCGCCTACTCGGGCGGTCGATCGAGATCGAAGCGACCCGGCGGGAGGATGAGGAATTCACCGGCCGCGCCACTGACGAAAAAGGAGACTTCAAGTTCAACGCCGACCACGCTTTCGAGCCAGATCTGAAGAAGGCCGTCCGCACTCTAGCCATCACCACCGCTGTTCGCGAGCTGGTCGGCCTGAAGAATGTCTCCCGCCAGGAGCTCGACTCCTGCTGGCTCGGGACGACAAAGTCGACGGAGCGCTGCCGCTTCGGCCACGGCTACGGAACCAGCCAGGACCGGAGCGCTGCCGGGGTGGCGGAGGGTGATGTCAAGATCAAGGCGAAGGAGCTGGGGGACGAGATCCTGCGCCGAGTCGGAGGCGACACCGATGCCGCGAAGACAGTTCTCCGCGAGATCACGGTCAACAAGGACGGGAAGTATGCCCGTGACTCCGTAGCTCAGTTCACGAAGGTCGAACAGGTTGAGTGGGCGGCGGAAAGGCTGAAGAAGCATCCCGTCTTCGGCGACGCTTCGCAGCGCCGCGAGCCTGGGGAGTGATCGATGTCGAAAATCCAGGATCTCACAGCTGCTCTCGGCGAGGCGTGGGTCGAAAACACCCGTCGCGTCAAGGGCTGGAAGCCCCGGCAGGGGCCGCGCGACTACCTCACAGCCTCCAACCTTTCGGAGTGCGGGCGAGCCATGGCGCTCGATCTCCTGCACCCCGAGGACAACCCTCCCTTCGACGACGACACCCTGGAGCGGTTCTACCGCGGAGACGACGCCGAGACCGCGAAGAACGCCCGCCTTCACCAGGTAGGCATGCTCTGCAGGCCACCATTCAAGGTTCACGGGCAGCAGCGCGAAGTCGAGATCTTTGCCCGAGACGGCAAAACTCTTCTCATCCGCGGTAAAGTCGAGGGCACCCTGGAGTTCTATACGGAGCGACTGGAGATCGACTACGAGATCAAATCCGGCCAAGCGGTCGCGCACGTCGAGACTTTAGACGACATGCTTCGAGGGTACTGGACACGCAAATACGTCCGCCAGTTTGTCTCCTACCTCTACGCTCAGGTGCGCGGCGGCCGCGGCTCCGGCCTAGGCGTCTTCATCCTCGACCGGCCGGGCCTGCCGGTGCTCATTCCTCTCGATCTTGCGGAGGACGGTCGGCTCCTGGAGCTCGCCGAGAGGACTCTCACCGCAGCGGAATGGGCGGTCGAGGCTCGCTTCGACGCTCGCGAGCTGCCGCCCTTTGCCACCGACCAGGGTCTCTGCCGACGCTGCGTCCATCTCGGGAAGAGTTGCCACCCTCCGATCGACTTCGGCCCTGGGGCTCACATCGACGATGACCCCGTGGCGGCGGCCATGGTGGCGGAGTATCTCGAGACGAAGGAGCCCTCGACGCGCCACGAGCGGGCAAAGCGCTTCCTCTTCGGCGACGCGAAAAAACCAGGCCGGTACCGCAGCCATCCGCTTGCCCTGGTGGCCGGAGAGTACATCGTCGAGGGAGAGTGGGGCCCTTACACCCGCTACGAGATCCCTGAAGAGATCAAGGAGAAGCACAAGGTAGTCGACCCGAAAGGCCAGTGGAAGACGACGGTGACGAAGCTCGCGAGCACGGCGAAGGACTGAGCGTGCCTCTCCCTGACGTGCCAGCTCGGCTCATCGTCGCGAGGCTCGCGGGACAGCCGAGCTGGCTGATAGTCTGCCGCCGCTGCGCGTGGCACTGCGAGACGACCGAGGGTTCGTGCTGGCGCGGATGCCCCAACTGCTCGGCCGAGCTCTGGCTCGTCTGGCCGGACGGCTCGTCGGAGACCATGATGCTGGCCGCCTCCTGGCACGCTGGCTTCCGTGCCAAGCGGCGGAGGAATCGGTGGCGGATGGCTCCTCCGATTGCGGGAAGCACGAATCGGTCTTGACTCTCTACCCCGAACGGATAAACTTACTCCATGGAAACCCAACGACCGCGAAGGGGGCGGCCTCCACTCCCTCCCGCGGAACGCCTTCGGGAGGATCTCCGTATTGTGATGCGCCAGGCGGAGAAGGATGCAGTCGTTCGTGCAGCAGACCGCGCCGGAACTACGGTTTCAGAATGGGTGAGACGAACCCTTCTTGAAGCTGCTGGCGAACAGGTGTGCGCATGAGCAGGGAACGGTGGCACAGGAAGGTCGATACGAGGGAGCCGAATGGCACGCCCAAGCCTTCCGAAATCCGCTAAGTTCCAGATGCTGGTGGCCCTTCTCCGGCGGCCGGCCGCGCATTGTCGTGGATACCTGGAGCTTCTCTGGGACGCTGCGTACGAGAACGGGGAGGAATTTCTTGGCCCTGCCGCCCTGGTTGAGCACATAGCTACATGGGACGGCGAGCCGGGCGCTCTTGTTGCTGCTCTGGTTGACTGCGGATCCGCATCTCCCTCTGGGGCTGGTTTCATCGAGCTCGATACCTCGCGCGCAGAATCACGGTCGGGATACCGAATCCACGATCTATGGGACCACGCTCCAGACTATGTCCGCAAGAGGTATAATAGGGAACTTCAACGCAGGGAGACGGGTTCGCGGTATAGAGCCAGTGATGCAATTAGAGGAATTGACCGGTCAGTGACCGGTCGGTGTCCGCCGAATGGACAGACTTGTCCGCCGAACGGCGCACCTCCCGCTCCCGCTCCCGCTCCCGCTCCCGCTCCCGCTCCCGCTCGGGAAGACGCGCGCGCGGAGAACCTCGCGGGGGTCGAACCCCCGGACCCCGCCTCCTCAGGAACCCAGAACGGCAAGAGCAAGAGGGTGAAAGAGCTCCCCTTCGACCCCCTCACCGTACCTCTGCCGCCGATTCTCGACACACCCGCCTTCCGAGCCGTATGGGAAGCTCGCGTCGAGGAGCGATCCGAGGGGCCGCCACGGAATCGCCTGAGACCGAAGCAGACGGAGGTGAAGCTCTCCAAGCTCGCCGAGGTCGCTTCCAAGCATGGGATCGACGCGGCCATCAGCTGCGTCATTAGGGCAACATCGGGAGGATGGAGCGGAGAAGTCTTCGCAGAGGATGAGGCAGGTATCCGCAGTGGCAACGGCAACGGAGGCTCCCATGGTCAACAGCAGGCTCGACGCTTTACTCCAGCGATTAGAGGCGCAGCTCCTCCCGACCCCCAGCGACTTGCCCAGCTCCGAGCTCGATCTCAAGCCGCCATCTGGGTGGATGATGACGATCCGCCGAAGGCTTGATGTGCCAGAGATCGCGCTGAACCGGGGGTGGACTGATGACCAGCAGCAGGACTACGCTCACCGCTACCAAACTCAGGAGAGGCGCATGGAGAGTGCGGGAGTGCCCCCCCGATACCTCAGGTACACTTGGCAGACCTGGCCGCGCAAGAAGCGGCAGGATCTCCTCGACTGGCCCAGCAAACCGGGGCCGGAGGGGCGGATCCCGTGGACGGTCTTCGCGTACGGGCCCAAGGGTTCCGGCAAGACGCACATCACTACCGCCGTGCTTGCTGATTTGCTCTGCCGGGGATGGACCTGCAAGTGGTTCGAAGTTGCGGAGGCGATCGAGGAGGTCAAGGCGGAGTTCGCCGACGAAGTCTACCAGGGCAGGACCATGAAAGCGCTCAAGGAGACTCCCATAATCCTGCTCGACGACTTGGGGGCCGAGCGTCTCACCGATTTCGCGGCCGACACAGTGGCGCAGGTCCTGAGGTATCGTTACAACCGGGAGAAGTTCACCTTGGTCACTACGAACATGGAACTTGAGGAGCTGGACTCGATTGACTCCCGCCTCGGGTCCCGGCTCGGCGGACGGGAGGCCCTCCAGATCAACTTTGCAGGACAACGGGACTGGCGCCTATGAACGCTCCAGGCGGAGCAGGGGAGTCTGTGGTGAACTCCCAGGGCGCACATGGCGGCGCCATTACCTCAAGGGCAGAGATGAAAGCGACCCCACTCTTCCCCTGGTTTGGCTCCAAAAAGGACGTGGCGCGGGAGATCTGGGACCGGCTCGGGGATGTGCCCAACTTCGTAGACCCGTGCTGCGGATCTTGCGCAGTACCGCTCCTCCGCCCGCATCCCGCGAAGACCATGACGTTGAACGATGCGGATGGCTTTCTGGTGAACTTCTTTCGGGCTGTGTCGATAGATCCGGAAAGCGTCGCGCATGAGGCAGACTGGCCGGTGTCGGAGCTTGATCTCACCGCTCGGCATGCCTACCTCGTGAAGCGCATCCCGTGGCTGGTGGAGCGGCTCGAAGGAGATCCGTGGTGGTATGACGCCCGCCTAGCCGGATGGTGGCTGTGGGGGCTTTGTGAGTGGATCGGGACCGGCTGGTGCACCGGTGATGGGCCGTGGGCGGAGGTGGGCGGGCGGATCGTAAACATCAGGGAAGGGGAGCACCTCGGGGATGCCGGCCGCGGCATCAACCGCAAGATACCGCACCTCAGCACTGCCGGATCTGGAATCAACAGGGCGATAGACACGCGCAGGACTCTTGAAGCGGCGCGCGACCAGATTCGCGGAGCCCGGATTACGTGCGGTGATTGGCGGCGTCCGCTCTCTCCCGCCGTCACTTGGCGCCATGGGCCGACGGGGATTCTTCTTGATCCGCCATACCTGAGAGGCGAGATGTCATACGCGGGCGGCGGCGCAATCGCCGAAGATTGCGCCGCTTGGGCACGCGAGAACGGGGATAATCCTCTCCTTCGCGTCGCTCTCTGCGGCCACGAGGGGGACTATGATCTCCCGGGATGGGACGTGTTCCGTTGGAAGGGGCGGGGCGGATACGGCAACACAGGCGGCGAGGATGCCGAAGACAACCGCCACCGAGAGACGATCTGGTTCAGTCCTCACTGCCTGGGGAGTCGGCAGCCGAGCCTCTTCCCGAGAAGTTGTCGATGAAGCCGCGCCAGCGAAAGTCCCGGGGGAAACGAAAGGACCGAAAAAACTTCGATCAGGCTTTGGTCGACGCGGGTAAGTGCGGACGCCCTACTCGCAATCCGGCCGCAAAGGGCGACTACTGCACTCTGGACGCCGGCTGGGGAACTGACCACTATGGCGCCGGCGCCTGTCGCAAGCACGGGGGAAATAATCCGATCACTCACGGAGGCTACTCGGAAACGGCGCGCGAGCGGCTCGGTCCTTCCTTCGAGCGTTTCAAAAACGATCCGAATATTGCTTCGGTAGACGGCGAGGTCGCGATCCTGCGAGGCATCGTGGAGAAGGCGATCGAGGAAGGTAAGACTGGGGAGGATGTGGCTGGCTTGGCGGAAAGGGTCGTGCGCGCTGTCGAGACTATGGGCAAGATCAAGCAGAAGTTTGGAATCACGATGGAAACTTTGAATTACGTCACGTCCCGAATGGGCCTGGTTGTCGAGGAGCATGTTAAAGACCCCACAGTTCTCGCTCGAATCGAAGCCGGCTGGAAGAACATCGTTCTCCCTTGACGGCGCAATCGCCAGCCTGACTCGCGGTCGAAATCTGATCGCCGGTCCGCTGCTCGCCGCGCTCTTCCCGGGGCAGGCGCGGATCCCGGCGACCCGGGGCCGAGAGCTGCTCCTCGCTGCCGAGCCCCGTTCCGGAGCCTCCCACCTCCTTCGGTCGCTGGCGCTCCTTCGTGCCGCTGAGCAGGAGAGGGTGGCGGTGGTCCTCGCAGCTCGTGACGAGAAGGCCCTCCGCGAGGAGCACAAGGAAGGGGAGGGCGGGATCTGGCGCATGCTCGAGGCCCTGCCGCCGGGGACGATCACCTGGCAGCCAGGAGGCATCGGGAAGCTCGCCAACGGAAGCACCCTCCAGCTCACCACCTGGGAGGGAGCGGCGAAGCGGGCGGCTGATGTCCTGCTGATCGACGACGCCGACGAGTTGCCTCTCCCTGCCTTTCAGCAGCTCCGGGAGAAGGCGCTCCAGGGCCCGGTCCGGAGTGATCTCCCCCGGCTGATCATGGTCTCGAAGCGGCCGGAGCAGGGCTGGATCCGCGAGCACTGGCGAGCGCTGAACGGCGAGGGAGTGCGGGCCGAGCTCAGGGCGAGCGATCTACCGGAGCACCTCCGCCGGGAGGTCGCGCTCGCGGCTCCGGAGAGCTTCGGGGACTGGATCTCGCGAGTGCTGCCCTCCTTCCGCTGGTACCCGCATGTCACGCTCATGGTCGAGACGGCGCAGCGACTGATCGATGGCGAGATCACCCGGTTGCTCGTATCGGCGCCGCCGCGGTACATGAAGAGTCTTGTGTGGGCTCGGCTTCTGCCTGCGTATCACCTCGCGATGCGGCCGGACGAATGGGTCGGCGTGGTGTCTTCTTCGGCGACGCTTGCGGAGATCATGAGCGCAGACGCTCGAGGGTTTTACCGCGAGGCCGGACAGCCGTTCAGGAACGATTCCCAGGACAAAGCCCTATGGCGGACACCGAAGGGCGGCGGCATGTGGGCGCGCGGTGTAGGCGGTTGGATTCTCGGTGTGGGAATGGATCTCGGTATCGTTGACGATCCTTTCGCGACACCAGAGGAAGCCATGAAGCCGAGCGTACAGGAGTTCGTCGAGCGGTACTTCTGGGACACGTTCATGGGTCGAAAAGAGCTGCGGGAGGTCGGCGAGCGGCCCGTCTCGATTGTGGTCAACCACCAGGCGCTGGCGGAGGGGGATCTTCGCGGGCGAATTCTGCGGCGCGAGCTCGAAGCCAAGCTCCCGAGCGAGGGTTGGCACGTACTGACGCTCGCGGCGCTCAAACGGGCCCGAAAAGAGCCCTATCCGCCGTCGGTCACGATCATCCCCGAGGTCGCACGCTGGGACGGAGAGGAGGCAGAACCCCGGGAGCGCAGACTCGGGGAGCCGCTCTGCCCCCAGCTCCTGGACCAGGACGTGGAGGGGCTCTTGCGCTTGGAGGCGAGCAACGCTCGGCTCTTCGCCGCCACCCACCAGCAGGAGCCGGAGAGCGATAGCGGAGGCGGAATGTTCGAACGGTGGTGGTGGAGTTTCATCTGTCCGCGGGAAAGGGTCGAAGCAGTGGCCAGTCTCCCGTTGACCGAGCAGCTCGCCGTACTTATGGCGTCCGGCGACATCCCGGTCCTGCACCGGGAGGCGAGAGCGTGGGACATCGCGGCGAGCCTGAAGGGAGAGGGAGACGCGTCAGCCTCGGTCCGTGGAGGTGTTGCGCTTCGGAACGGCCGGCGAGAGATCGTCTTCACCGATGCCCGGGAGTACTTTTATCCCGGTCATGCAGTGCCGGACCTGATCTACGAGACGGCGATGCAGGACGGGCCAGGCGTGGACGTGATTCTGCCGGCTGAGCCCGCAGCTGCGGGGAAGATCCTGATCGGCAGTGCCACCGGCTCAAGCCCGGGACTCCTCCAGACACGGCTCGAAGCCGCAGGCTTTCGCGTTGTAGTCGTGCCAGTGACCGGCTCGAAACGAGTACGCGCAACGCCGCATGCTGGCGCGGCCGCGCCGCTGCGGAACGCGGAGGGTAAGGAGGATGGGCGGATGGGACGGTGCTTCCTCTTGCCGGCCATCGAGCCTCTGCCGGACCGAACGGACGGCTGGACCTGGAATACGTTATTCTGCGAGAGGCATCAGAAGTTTGACGGTGTGACCAAGCCCCTCGACGTTGCCGACGCTGCGTCGTCCCTGTTCTCCGATCTCGATTCGACCCCATTCTTGACTTCCGGGATTTGGTAGGGGTAGCGGCGCAATCATGCGTTGACGCCATCCCTGCCGAGAGAGTAGGCTGACTAAGCCATCTGTGCCCGGACCGGGCCAGATCTTGGTACGAGAGAGGCAGCCGAAGAGCATGACCACAGCCTCAACCTCCCACCGGCCCCACATGCTCTTCGGCGAGCGAGCCTTCGGCGCTTTCTTCCTGCTCTGGGGGTGCATCCTCATCGCGGACACGTTCTTTCCCATCGCGCACCACGGGCTCTTTCTCGGCGAATTTGAGCATGTGATGCCGACCTGCGCCTGGGGGATATGGTTCGCACTGCTCGGAGCCGCGCGGTTCGTCGCGTTTCGGTTGCGGTCAGCCTGCTGGCGCCTCAGGCTGTCCCTGATCAGCTTCTTACTGTTGGCGATCATTGCCGCCATGTCGCTTTACTCCGGCCTTTGGGCGGCTACCGCCCCGCTGACGATCTTCGTGGCCTATGTGTCTTTTTGGGCGCACCATAGACTCCGACGTGATCTTCGCCTCGGGCTATGACCATGGATTGGGACAAAGCGCTCGAGGTGGCGAAATACCTCGTCCCTGCGATTGCAGGCCTGCTGCTGACATTGCTCAAGGATCGGAGGGCCGACCGTCTGAGGGAACAGCAGGCGGAAGAGGCGCGACGTGAGGATCTCCGCAACGAGCTCACGGCTGTTCGGGCGGAGATGACCTCCCAGGCGCGGGAAATCTTCGACCGGCTGCAGACCGAGGCTACTGCGGCGAAGGCAGAGACGCTAGTTGCCCGGGAGCGGATTCAACGTCTTGAGCAAGATCTTAGTGTGTGCCACGATGAACGGGAAATGGCACTCGGACAACTTACCGCCTTGCGGCGAAAGATAGAGCGCAAAAGGCCATAAAGAGGAGCCTGAAATGAACTCGGCGATGCAGCAGCAAGTGATGCAGATCCTGATCGACACCCAGATGGACCACCTCGCTCGGCATCTGTGGACCCGATGAAGCTCACCTTGGTCAAGGAAACGCTCGCAAACCTGGAGCAGCGATCCGGCAGGGGGACTGGCGTTTCGCAGCGGTGTACGGCGGGATGGACCGACGGATGCCCCACTGGCGGCTGCATCTGCCTCCCGATCAGCAGGTAGGTCCAAGAGATGCCCACCTACCGGCTCACCGAACGTCTCACAGGCCGCATCGTCGAGCCTGCTGTCCAGGCCGATAGTGAGCTCTCGGCGCGGGCTGGCCAGCCGGACGACGCTGACCTCGTGGTGATGGAGATCTCTCCGAACCCTCCGGCGGCGGTGTACACGGTCGCCTATCCGGTGGAGACCGGCCGGGGGGTAGAACTCGTCGAGGTAATGACGACCGGGAGCCGCACGACGGCACTCCGCGAGATGTCTCCCGGCCGGTCCCTGATCGAGGAGTCGCCGCAAGCGAACCGAGCCGCCGCCCGCGGGCGCAGGTCCTGATTTCCGGGTGGTGTCCTATGAATGTGTTGGTGGTACTCAAAGTACGCGATACGCCACTTCTCGCCAGGACTTGGCTCTAGGCCAACGGTTTCGCCACCCTCCAAAGTGCGCTCTACGGGGCGTCGGTCGTCTGCGCTCATTTGGCCCTCCCTTCGTCGCTCCCATCCTATCACCCATCCCCGCCCTCGAAAGAAGTGAGACAGTTGCAACGGATGAAACCGTCGCAACAAGCGAAACGGATGCAACGGACGCAACTGTCGAGCGCTGGTTGCGGGCTGAAGTCGCGGATTGACAGACCGCGTGGCCTGCCGTATCGTCTTGTCTGTGAATCTCCTGGCTAACCTATTGAAAACAAGGAGCCTCTTCAACGTGAGCCCATAAAGCGAAAACCCCGCCGAAGCGGGGCTCTCTAGAAACCGACCCGGGACCGTGGTCCCTAGGTATGGCTCCCTAGACAAGCGCCATCCTAAGCCACGGCTTCCCCAGGGTCAATACCCGGAGGTGAAGTCATGGCGCACTTCAATGGCCCCCGCCCGCCCTACCGTTGGCAGGCCGGGCTCCTACTCTTGAGCCTTCCCCGCCGCCTCTCAAGTCGGCGGTCGCCGTGTTCGTCGCGAGCTATAACTTCTGCTGGCGCCACTCGACGCTCCGGATGTCTCCCGCGATGCACGCAGGGCTTACCCGGAAGGTGTGGACGGTGCGGGATCTGCTGACGGCCTAATCGGTGCTCTTTTTGGGTGGTGAGGGCGGTGGCGGTGGCGGTGGCGGTGGAATGGGAATCTCCATGGGCGGCCAGCCGCTCTTCCTCACGTCGTCTTCACGGCTCATGAAATTCCCCGCACTTGGTAAACCTGAGACTGACTTTGGCGCATCAACCTTCTATTTTTTGAGAAACTCTGGGAGGCCGTTTCGTCGGCATCGTAGTGCATCTTCTCGATTTTCTTCCAGCGCGCAAGAGCCTCTTCATCGTCGAGTCGGCTCAACTGGTGCCAGAGATACTCAAACTCGTCTTGGATCGATCCCCACGTCCGGCAAAGCGATCCTGCCAGGGCAGGCGCCTTACTCTGGCGAGCCAACCCGATGTAGACACCGGCTATAGCGCTGAGGAACGAGAAGGCCTCACTGAGACCGGTAACTTGAAACTTAGAGATCAAATTCACGAATGCCACCGATGAAAAAACGCCCACAGCGAACGCCAGCCACTTCTCGCGTGCCTGAAGGCTTGAGGCAATGTGACCGAAGTAGACGGACCGCGACTCAGCGGAGATTAGAGAATCCCAGATGCGTTTTTGAACCGCAGGTGAAGTCATGGCGCCTCCATGATACCGTGCTCGGCGTGAGGCATTTTGCCGCGCCGTTCACGGGGCATTTTGTCGCATGTCAACAGTAGCAGGCAAGGGGGGGAAAGAAGAGCCGGCCCCTTGCGGAGCCGGCTCGGTGCTACATCGCCTCTCGGCGGTGGCGTTCAACGATCCCGGCCGGGTCGCCCCGGATCAGGACGGGCGCGATCTCCGCCGCGAGTGCCTGACATTGGCGGTAGGTGCGGAGCGTGGCGATGATGCGGCGCTCGGGTACGTGCACCAGGGTATGGCGGTGACGGCCCGGGCAGCCCTGACCGTCCGGTGTACCGCGGTACGCGCCGAAGGGCGGTGAGACGTGACCGTTGACCTCTACCGCCTCGCCGCTCTCCAGGCGCACCATGAACCGCCCCCGGCGCCACGCCAGAGGGATCGGCCGGCCCGCCCTGGCTCGCGCTTTCAGATAGGCGTCTGCGGCGTCCGCGAGCCACGCTCCGGCCGAAGCGAAGCCTTCCGCTTCCGCCGCCCGCTTCCAGCGGATGGACTGCGCCTCTGGATCTTCATCCATGCGAGATGACGGGCGTAGACGTCCCCGGCCCGGGCAAGGAACCGCGGGACCGTCAGACCGAGAGCCGTAGCAGCGCACGCCCAGACGACGCCCTGCTTGCCCGTGTGGGTGACCTCGTGACGGCGCCGGCTCACGGTCAGATCTCCGAGAGGGTGATGCCGAAAGCTCGGTCAGGGTCGGCGAGGACGCGGGACATCACCGCTCGCTGATCTGGCGCCGCGTCGGCCGGCTCGTCGAGATCGAGATAGACCACGATCCACCGGCCGTGGCTGTACATCACGGTGAGCTGCGCTTCGTCCGGGCTGTACGGTGGGGTGTAGTCGCCAGGGTGATCTGGCGTCCAGAGGTGCGCTACGACGGCATCGTAGAGCTGGCGGCGGAGGGTCTCGGTGTAGACGAGAAGGGCGGAGGCGGTAAACTGCGGGTGCTGCTGCATGGGAGCTGGTCTCCTGTGCGGTGGTAGGCTCCGGCCGGAGGTGCAACTCTTGCCGGGGCCGCTTCGGTGTCTCGGGGAGGAACGCCCTCCCCCTGGGGGAGACTACGGCACTCTCACGCGCCCGCGACCGGCCCGCACCGCCTACACTGAGATAGGACACGACCGATTTCCGCCCTTCCTCGCTCTGCTGCTACACTCGGAGCATGACCGACTCAGAATTCAGTCAAGCCATGGCGCTGGCGCTCAGGGTCTGCCGCGAAGCGGCGGCAGCCGGTTTGCCGATCGAGACAATGCTGACGCGAGTGGAGGACGGTATCGAGGCCGCGATGTCCTCTGGCCTCAGCAGCTATGGCTCCGCAGCCGAGATGCTCAGCATGCCGCCGGACGCGGTAGCCGAGCTGGAGGCTCTCCGCGAGATCATCGGCGCCGTCGGCGAGGTCGCGGCGATCGGCTCGAAGCTCCCGCCGGAACCTGCGCCTACCGCGGTGCCCACCACCACCGGCTCCTTCCCGGTTCCGGCCAACCTGGGGGCGTGATGCGCATCCGTCCGATTACCCGAAACGCAGCGATGGCCTTCCTGGCGGAGAACCACCGTCACCTCCGCCGAGCCCTGGCAGGCTGGCTTTTTGGCGTTGCACTGGTGGACGACGCAGGGGAGATTCAGGGTATTGGTTGCGCCGCACGACCATCTGCGCGGCTGCTCCAGGACGGACTGACCATCGAGATCGCCCGCGTCTGCACCAACGGTGTGCCGAACGGATGCAGCCAGATCTACGGAGCGCTTCGGCAGGCTGCTCGAGCGCTCGGCTACCAGCGGGTGGTGACCTACACGCGTGAAGACGAGCCGGGGACGTCGCTCCGTGCGGCCGGATTCGTCTGCGATGGACCGGCCGGGGGTGGCGAATGCAGCCGGCCGAGCCGGCCGCGCAGGCCCTCGGAAGACCCATCACCGAAGGTTCGATGGAGCTGGTCGAGCAGCTCCGCGGAGCCCCGCCCGTGGACTCCCGCCTGATCCCCGCGTTCCTCGCCGCCGGCTGGTTCCTGGTGACCCTGGGGCTCTGGGGCGGGTGCGGTCGGCCCTGGTGGGTCTGGCCGATGTCGGTGGGGCTCGGGCTCCTGGTGGTCGGTGGGGCGTACGGGTGGGCAGCGGTGACTCTGACCGCAGCGGGGAAGGTGGGCGAGGAGACGGAGCACCCCAGCAGGATTCCGGAACCAGGGGCTGGGCCGCGGAGGGTCGGGGGGTGAGCGAAGCCGCTCGCGTCTTAAAGTTCGCCACCAAGGCCACCGATGTCTGGCGGACGCCCCCTACGCTATGGGGTCCGCTCAACAACGAGTTTCACTTCGTCCTCGACGCCGCCTGCGAGAGCCACAACCAACTCGCGCCGCACGGTCTTTGCGCTGATCGCGGAGACGACGCGCTTCTGATGCCCTGGCACACCTACGGCGGAGCGGTATGGTGCAATCCGCCATACTCGCGGATTCGCCCCTGGATGGAGCAGGGCATTCGAGCGGGACGGGTGGTTCCGGTCGTCATGCTCATCCCGGCGGACACGTCTACCCGCTGGTGGTTCGAATGCGTCGCGCATCTGGCCGCGGAGGTGCGCTTTTTGGTCGGACGGGTACGCTTCCGGGGAGTAGACGGGGAACCTTATCAGCGAAGGACCGGAGGAGGAAGCGGACTGAGCACGCCGAGCGCCCTGGTCATCTACCGGCCTTCGGGTGGCCCACCCCGGTATTCCTACGTCGAGACGCCCCGTTGAAAGTCTCTCTTACCGCAGCCCTGGCCTCCGCAGCCGGGGACATCCAGAAGCGGGCGAGCGCCACCCCTTCCCGCGAGATCCTCTCTCCAGCGCAGTTCGGCGGCTCCGGCTACAGCTACGGCGGTGGGCAGGCAGTCCAGACCGACTGGGACGAGAGGCGGGCGATCCAGGACGGATACCGATCGAGCACCTGGCCGTTCGCCTGCATGGACCGGCTTCAGGGCGCGGGCAGCTCTGTCCCCTGGGTGGTCTACGAGCGTCGTGGCCGACGCCGGCGGGAATGGGAGCGGCAGGACGGGCACGATTACGAGGTCTGCATTGAGTACCCGATGCCCGGCCTGCTTTCCCGCCAGACTCTGATCTCGGGCATGATTCTCTCCCTCTGCTGCGGGGGCAACTCCCTCTCTCGAGTGATCTATGTCCGGCGTGGCGGCGAGGAGGTCCCTGTCGAGCTCCAGCCGATGTCGACCGCACTGTGGCGACCGGTGCCCGTCGGCGACTTTGACAGGCCGGAGCTCGTGACGAACCGGGAAGGTCGGCAGCAGTGGGCGAAGTGGATCAAGGGCTACAAGCGGACGGACCGGAGCGATCCACCCATCGAGCCCTGGCGGGTTGTTCACGCGCAGAAGCTCGACCCGGGCGTCTGGATCTGGGGCATGAGCCCCATGCGGCCAATTGCTCCCATCGTGGATATGGACCGAGCCATGGTCGCCTGGAACGCCCGCATGCCGCAGCAGAACATGGTGCCCGCCGGCGCCTTCATCGACTCCAGAGTTAGCACCAACGAACAGGCCAGAGAAAAGGCTATAGCGCTCCGCACCCGCCTGAACGACCCTTCGTTGTCCGGGGCCCCCTTCGTCTTCGGTCCGGGCACGACGTGGCTGCCCATGGGGCACACCATGGTCGAGGCAGACTGGAACGCGAGTCGCGAATTCAACCGCGACGAGGTCTGCGCCGCCTTCAATATCTCTCCGACGCTCTTCATCAGCGATGCGAAGTACGCCAACATGGAGCAGGGTCGAGCGCACCTCCTGGAGAACGGGGCACGAGACTTGCTTGAGCTCCTCCAAGACGCGTTCAACACCGCCTTGGTGCCGGACAGCCGCCGGCGGGAGGTGTACATCGCCTACGACCTGTCGGACGTCCCCGGTGTGCGTGACACCCTTCCAGCGCGTCTCGAGAGTCACGAGAGGGCAGTGCGCAGCGGCATCCCAGTGAACAGCTCGATCTATCTCCACGGCCTAGATGTGCAGCCGGTCGAAGGCGGCGATCAGCCGTTGGTCCCAGCCACGCTGGTACCCCTCCGGCACCTCATCGAGGAGCCTGCGGCGTCCCCTGCGGACGATGGGGAGGATGACGGTTCACTTCCCGTCCCATCGTCGGGATTGACAAAGGAGCCCGAACAGACAGACGATTAGAGCCGTGAGCAGGCAAACCACGGCTCGAAGCGCGATGATCGCAGCTTGGCGACTGGTGACCCGCGGGCTGGCCGTACCCGCCGGCGCTTGCGAGTGCGCTCTGTGCGGAGGCAGCCCGCACCCCGCCGCCAAGAAAGTCGTTGAATTCCTGCCTGCGCACTTCCCGCACCCCGACCTGATCGACCCTACGAGAGCGATGGTTTGCGCCGGATGCGTAGCGATCTTCGGAGGCAAGCCCAGCAAGATCACTCCGCCGTTCCGCACGCGCCACGTGGCGGTAATGGCGGACGGTACCCTGCGCACTCACGAGAGAGTCCGAGAACTTTATCAATATCTCTCTGCGCCCGAAAGCGTGGCGCTTCTAAGTTGGGCAGTCTCTCTCAAGAAACACCACCTCGTGCATGCGCGTGCAGCGGTGCCAGGGCGCCTCTTCGTTGGGAGCGACAACGGCACGCTCGAATACGGCGCCGCTGAAAGTGCCCTCCTGCCCATCGTCGCTGAACTGTTGGCAGGCTTTGGACTGGACACGATCATCGAAGGGACCTACTCCTCCCATCAAATCCAAGCATTCGGAGCGTCGCGGTGGGCCGCCCTGGAGAGTCGGATCGAAGATCTCCGTCGGCGCTCGCCGTCAATGTTGTCTTTAATCGTCTATTCCACACCGAAACAGGAGCGGCTTGCGGGTCGCGCGGTAAGGACAGACCCACGCGCGGAAAGGACAGACCCAATGAACGCGGAAGACTCGGCTGCGGCATTCCTCCTTGGCGAGATCGCCCACGCAAGTGCCAAGAGACGGGAGGATGGCCTTCAGTTCTGGGGCGGCTTCTTCCTTCACCGCCTGAACCGGTTTCGCCGCCTTGACCTCGATAGCTTGGTTTCTCGTCTCATGGCAGAATGCGCTGTCGCTCCGCACCAAGCCGAGAGCGTGACCTCAATCCTCCGTGAGATCGAGAAAGAGGGGATGACGGCCGCCGTTTCCGAGGCCATCCGCCAGCGACCGGCGCTTCTCGCCGCTCTGGCTTACGACCACATCCAAGGAAAGAGGGTGGCGAAGTGAAACCGACGACGATCAAGCTCCGGTTGGAAGCGCTCTCGCCAATAGTCCACGGCGACATTGGGAGCGGCAAGATCGGAAACGCGATGGCTTTCAGGCGCATGGAAATTCGAGGAGTACCTACGCCCGTGATCTCCGGCAACGCTCTCGGCGGCATGCTTCGAAGGATCATCTGGCGCGCTGCGTTTGACCGCTTTGGGATCGATCGCACCAACATGGAGACGAAGCAGTGGGATCGGCTCTATGGCTCGCTTGCGAACGGCGGACACCTAGAAAAGTCGGAAGTGGCGACCGATCCAAACAGGCAGCGTGAACTGCGCCAGATTCTGCCGCCTCTTTCCGCCCTTGGCGCGGCCCTCTATTCCTTCATGATGGCGGGAAACGCGAGCTTTCCGTTCCTGTTTCCTGAGACCGACCTTGACCCTGAACTGCTGATCGAAGAGGTCAGCCTCGCGCGCCACGTGGACCGCGGCGAGCAGGACCCCGAGCAGTCTGGCGTGACTCCGATGCCCGTCACGATCGAAACCATCAAGACGGGGACGGTGTTCTCTGGCGAGATCCTATGGCTCGCGAGACCGCACTCCCCCGCAGAGGTAGGCTGCGTGGTATGGGCACTCGATAGGCTCGCCCATATCGGAGGAAAGGGACACGTCGGATTCGGCCGCGTTCGCGCTGAGCACGACGGTGACCAGGCCACCGCGGCGGCATTCGAGGAGTGGCTCGCGGACCAGACCGTCCCCGCCTTCTTGCGGGCGCTGGCGGCCGAGCTGTGAAACTACTGCGGGTTCGCTGCGAGCTTGCAACGCCAGCCATCGTGGACGCCGGTCCCGTCCACCTTGACGGCATTCTCTGGGCCGCTTCGGCGGAGCACAGGGAAGCCTTTCGCGTCGAGGTGCCACGCCTCCCGGTTTGGAGCGTCACCCTCTTCGGCGAGACGGTGGCACTGGCGTCCGCGCTGCTCCCCGGGCACTACCGGCACCAGCAAGTCTCTCTGGTAAAACGTCGGGACGGCATCGATGTCCAGCATCTGGGGGGTCGGCTCCATCGTGGGCTCGGTCCAGGCAAGGACAAGCTGCGCTACGCGCTGGCGATCGACGGAACCCTGGAATGGGTCGTAGTAGCGGGCCGTCGCCGGCCGGTACTGAAAATGCTCCGCCGCGTCCTCGCGCTTGGTCGCGACCTCCGGAGCGGACACGGAAGGGTCAGAGAGTGGGATGTGCTGGAGGACCCGGAGGAGGATTTGGCGTCTGTACTGGTCAGCCCGGACAGTGTGTCGCGCCGCAATCTTCCTCCGCGCTGGTGCTCCTCGTCTTCCGCCGTGAGCCGCGGAGCGCTCCGTCCGCCATACTGGAATCAGCACGTCGATATCGTGCCGGCCGGTGCTGTCGTGCGGCTAGATCCGGCAGTGCTTTACGAGGTGCGGAAAGGAGTTGAGATTGCCCCAAGGCCTCGACCTGCGGACATACGCCGCGCTCTGCGGGACGCGCCGATTCAGACGGAAGATTGATCTCGCGCGACAGTGCGTAGAGTCTTGGCTCGCTCAGTGCGCACGACCGGCGGTGAGCTGCGGAGGAGGCAAAGACTCGACAGCTCTTCTCCAACTGGTTCACGCCGTCGAGCCATCCGTACCGGTCTACTGCGCAGATCCGCCCAACCCGTTGCCGGATCGTGCTCCTCATCTCCGCCGCCTGGAGATGGCCGACGGATCGTCATTTTGCCGCGTTCCATACCCGTGGGACGTCGAGGCCGTGCTGAACGGCAGGGAGGCCTACCCGGCACTCCTGAAGATCCGCCGACTAGAGGAGCGCCTCGCGTTGGACGAGGTCGATGGCGTGGCGCTCGGAATCCGGGCGGAGGAGAGTTATGGGCGCTGCATGAACTTCCGTGTCCGCGGGCCTCTCTACCTCCATTCTTCGGGCAGGTGGGTCTGCACACCGATTGCGTCATGGACCGCGGAGGAGGTCGTCGGCTTCGTGCTCGCGCATGACTGCCTTCCGCTTAATCCCGTATACTTCAAGCTGGAACTAGCGCCGGCGCTCAATCACCTGAGGGATGGCACCTGGTTTCCCCGCGAGATAGCTGATGGTCAGGGTTACGAGGATTGGTTGCGCTTCCATTACCCCGAACTGGGCGAGTTGTACCGAAGAGCTGCCAACTTGACACCTCGACGCGCATAGACGAGACTGGATGCGACATGCCCCGCTTCGTCCCGATCGAGGTCAAGCTCTCCGCTGACGCCGTCAGCGTCTCAAAACGCGAGGTGACATTCTACGGCAACGCGTTCAACAACCGCGACCGCCAAGGGCACCGAATCCTCCCTGGCGCATGGACCAAGACCATAGCGCAGCAGCTCCCCAAGGGGGAGATCAAGCACTTCCGGAACCACGAAGTCAGCATTGGCCCAATGCGCGAGCTGGTACAAGACTCCTACGGCCTCCTGTGCACGGGGTACTGCTCGAAGACCCGGGCCGGCGACGAGTACCTGGAGCAGGCGCTGGACGGCACCCTGACACACGCCTCCGTCTATGCCAAGATCGTTCGCGAGCGCGCAGAGTACGTCACCGAGGACGATCCCGTGACCGGACAGAAGGTGGAGACGCTCAACATCGGGGAGGCCATCCTGCTTGAGGCCGGTCTTGTCGACCTCGCCCCAGCCAACAATCTCGCGACCCTGGTGGCGGTGAAGAACCTCGCCGGGTCAGACTTCTACGACCTTCTCACTGATCTCGACTACATCGTGAAGGACTTCGCCCTCTCGTGCAGCACCGATAGACGGCTGACTGCGGAGGAAAGGCGAGTAGCGAAAGCTCTGCTCGGGCTCCGCAAGGTGCTCGATGACCAGGGCGATATCCTCAAGGCACTGCTGGCGCCGGGAGACGTCACCCAGACCTCCGGGTCTGCGCCGAGTCTAGCCACCCCCGCACATGCCGAGACGCAGCCCGACCTGACCGCCATCCTGGAGAGCATCCGGGGGCGTGGTCAGATCCACCTGTAACTCGACACCCGCCGAAGTGCGGGGGAGACCGACAGCATGCCCACCGTCGAAGAGATCCAGACGGAAATCGTCAAATCCAACGCCGCGGTCAACGAGACGCTCAAGGCGATCAAGACCCAGCTCGACAACCACGAGGCCGCCATCGCCGAGATGAAGAAGAATGGTGACCGGCCGGAGGCGACCGCCGAGCACGCCGAGACCATGAAGAAGCTCACCGCCACGCTGGATGGAGCGCAGACCTCTTTGGCTGCTGCACAGGCCGAGCTTGTGGCCCTCAAGGCGTCAACCCAGCACGACATCGAGGAGCTGCAAAAGGCGATGCAGCGGAGCGGCAATGGTGGCGCGGGCGGCGAGGCGTTCAAGACCCTCGGAGAACGAGCCGTCGAGCTGATCCAGGAGAACGAGGCCGCCTTCCGTGACTACGCCAATGGTAGGGCCCCAAATGCGCGTTTGCTGCCTCACGTGACCTTGAAGTCCTTCGGCGACGAGCCGATCTTCCGCGGATACGAACCGAGTGACCTGAAGAAAGCTCTTCAGACGAACGCCACGACCAATTTCATCGCTCCCTACCAGATCCCCGGATACATCCCGCTCCGCCGGCGCCGTCTCCGGATGCGGGATCTTATCCCCATCATTCCGGCGCCCGGCGGCGGCGAGATCCGCTATGTCCGGCAGACCGGCTTCGCTCCGACTGCTGCGCCCTCGTCGGTCGTCAGCATCACCCAAACCGGAGGCCTTGCGACCGCAACCGTTACCGGCCACGGGTGGGAGGATCACGACCGCATCCGAATCGCTGGCGCGAACCAAGCTGGTTATAACGGCGATTTCTACATCAAGGTGGTGGACGCCAATACGTTCACCTTCACGGTCCCGTCGGGAACGGTGAGTCCGGCCACCGGAACCATCACCGCCTTCCGGATGAACAACTATGGTGCTGCCGGTTGGGTGGCCGAGGGCGCGACGAAACCCGGCGCCCAGATGTTCTTCGAAGAGCGGACGGCGCGGGTGCAGACGCTCGCCCACCACATGAAGGTCACTCGGCAGGTGCTCGCCGACATGCCGGGGCTCCAGAACAACATCAACACCGACGGCATTTACGGCCTCCTACGGGCCGAGGATACCGGGATCCTGTATGGTTCTGGCACCGGCGCCGAGATGCAGGGCATCCTCACAGACCCGGGCCGGCAGCAGTACAAGTGGAGCGAGGGGAAGACGAACGACACGAAAGTGAAAGCGATCCGCCGGTCGCGGACCTTGGTCGAGATGGCGGACGGCGAAGCCTCGGGCTGCGTCCTTCACCCCACCGTGTGGGAGGACATCGAGCTCGAAACCGGGAGCGACGAGCATTACATCTGGGTGAACCGGATGAACGGCCTCAACCCGGACGGTGAGGAGATCTGGCGGATGCCGCTCGTGCTCACCCGCGCGATCAAGGCGGAGACCTGGCTGGTGGGGGCCTTCGCTCAGGCGACCTCGCTCTACGACCGGGAGCAAGCCAATGTTCGCTGGAGCGATTCGAACGAGGACGACTTCATCAAGAACTTGATGACGGCACTCTTCGAGGAGCGGATCGCCCAAGCCATCCGCCACCCAGAGCTGCTGGTCGAGGGAACCTTCGACAGTGCCCCGGCCTAGTGACCGGCTCGGAGGCGCTGGGATCGTCGTGACCCCGGCGCCTCCCACCGCTACCCCGCCGCCCTCGGGCAGACCATACAACCCTTGGGCGGGTGTCATTTCAACCGAAGAGGAGAAGCCGGTGACCAAAATCGAGATGAAGGCATTAACATACCAGAGCGTGCCTCAGGGAAACGACAGGCAGTATGTCGCGAAGAACGGGAAATTTTTCGTTTTCAGCGAACAGGAGGCGCTGGCCCGGGTGGAACGTGGTATCGCCGAGCGACTCTCCGCCGAGGCGCCAAGCGACGAGGAGACCGCGAAGCAAAGCGAGACCGAGGATCTGTCGAAACCCTGGACGATGCAGCTCGACCCCGAGACCTACCTCAAGAAATATCCCGAGGGTCAGCACGCGGAGCATGCCCGCGCGGTCATCGCCCGCGAGGGTGGCGGCGAAACGAAAACGTAGACATATCCCTCCGCCGGGGTGATGTCCACCCCGGCACTTTTTCCTGAGGACCGATCGATGAGCCCAGAAGTTCTCGCCGCTACCGCTGGCGCAATCCTCTCCCTCCTTATGAACTACATCCCCGGCCTCAACACGGCCTTCGACCGGCTCAGTCCGAACGGCCAACGAGCCGCCATGGCAGGGCTTCTCCTGGTGGCCGCCGTCGGGACGGCCATTTGGACGTGTACCAATCCAGAAGCAGGCGGACTGACGATCTGCCTCGGCGGCACGGACTGGCGCGCGGTGGTCCAGTCCTTCATTTTCGCGCTGATCGCCAATCAGAGCGTCGACCGGATCAGCCCCAAGCCGCGCGAGGAGTAGCTTGTGAGCCATGCCGCCGGAGAGCCGTCGGGCGAGATCACGCTCTTGATCTTCCTCGTCCTCGGGCTTCTCTTCGCCGCGGTCTTTGTCTGGGGGTGGCTTCGGAGTCGGAGACGATGAACTAGGCGAGGACCTTCGGCCGGGAGGAGTGACCCCCATGCGAACGATCCAGATCACACTGCCGCGAGCCGTCGCTGACCAAGCCTTCGGCTTCTATCTCCACTCGCAGGAGCCCAAGGCTGACTACGACCTCTCGGCTTTTCACGCCGGCACCGCCTTCGAGGAGGAAGTCTCCCAACGGGTGAAGGCGATGCCGCGCGAGTCCCAGATCACGACACAGAAAGCACTGAAGCGGGTCCTTGGGGAGTAGGCGGTGGTAGAATCGGAGTGCGGCGGGTTGTGGGACCCGCCTACCCCTAACCACGAACCCTGCAAGGAGGGCGCGATGGCTGAGAAAAGCATACCCCAACACCGAACCTGCGAGATCTGCGGCGAGGAATCGCCAGCGAGTGAGTTTGCCCTCTCCGTCCCCGACGGACGGTGGATTCATGCCGGTCCCTGCTTCCTGGAATTTGGAATCATTCAGAACACGCTCCAAGGCACGGTGCGGGAGGTCATCCAGCGTCTCTGCCAGCTACACCGGGAACGGGCAAGGGCGTGGAAAACGATTGCCTGTGCCGAGAGGGAACGCCTCGCCGAGGAGAACAGACTGCTCAAAGCCGCGCCGCCGGCCTTGATCACCCTCGACGACCACGACCAGCTCGTCGCGCATGCGGTCGCTGCTGAACGCGCCCGAATCCGGCGGGATTTGCTGGAAGCTCCAGAGCTTCGAAAGCAGGATATCTCCATCGGCCGAGTGGTAGCCCTGATCGACCGCATCTGCCCGGAGGGCTTCTGACATGGGCACCTCGAAGGGATGGGAGACCCGCAGACGGCGGCAGGCCGAGCAGGCGAAGGAATGGGACAACGCGCTCTTCGCGGCCGGGGTAGCGGAGGAGCGGAAGCGGATACGGTTGGAACTGTTGAAGCTCGTGTACTCTGGGTCGGACGGTCTGTGGCGAGCAGAAATTGACCGCATCTGCCCCGCCGACGGCGAGCCCGTAGCGGACGAGCGAACGGCGGATCGGATCAGCGAGAAACTGCTGGAGCGGTGCGAGGCGCTCGTCCGTGCTCAACTTCACTTGAACCAGGGGCTGCGGCGACCAGA